AAAACAAACAGCGAGGAAATAATGACTAAACTTTGTCCTAGAGGAAAAGCAGCAGCAAAAAGAAAATTTAAGGTATATCCTTCGGCCTACGCGAATGCATATGCCAGCAAAATATGTGCAGGTAAAATTAAAGATCCATCTGGTGTGAAGAGAAAAGATTTTAGAGGCAGCAAAGCTGAAGGTGGATTAATGGAAGCTACTCAAAGATTAAAAAGACAAGGTCTAAGAGGTGGTGGAATTTGTACTAAAGGAATGAATAGAGAAGCTGTCGGAAAGAATTCCTAATGGCTAAGAACGGTTTAGATAAATGGTTTGCCCAAAAGTGGGTAGATATAGGAAGTAAAAAGAAGGATGGGTCTTTTTCCAAGTGTGGAAGATCAAAACAAAAGAAAGATGCAAAACGTAAGTATCCAAAATGTGTCCCACTTGCTAAAGCAAGACGTATGACAGAGGGGCAAAGAAGATCAGCTGTACAAAGAAAGAGAGCAGTTGCACAAGGTGTTGGTGGTAAACCAACAAATGTAAAAACTTTTACAAAAAGAAAACAAGCTAGAATGGGTGGATCTATGTCACCAACAAGTGATAGACCTAATCCGCCCATGAATTCTATGATGAGACAAGCACAAAGAAATTATACTGGAAGTTTTATTTCAGGAGATTTAGGTGGTGTTAAAGTTTCTAATAAATCGTACAAAAAATTTTATTCTAACCCTGGCTATAGGATGCCAAAAATATAGTGAGAACAGATTACACAACTAGATCAAAATTTTCAAAAGGCACGATGCCTCCAAGAAATAAAAAAAATTTTAGACCCACGAGCAAAGGGGCTGGAATGACAGAAGCTGGAGTTAAAGCTTACAGAAGACTTAACCCAGGTTCTAAATTAAAAACAGCCGTGACAGGAAAAGTGAAGCCTGGATCAAAAGCTGCTAAACGTAGAAAGTCTTTCTGCGCTAGATCACTAGGACAACTTAAACGATCTTCAGCTAAAACACGTAATGATCCAAATTCTCGTATCCGTCAGGCACGAAGAAGATGGAAATGTTAATTAATTTTTTTAAAAAAATATTTGGTATAGATAATTTAGAAAAAAGAATTAGATTTCTAGAAAGAAAAAACTATTGGAAGGAAAAATATAATGAAAAAACAAAAAGCTAAAATAAAAAAAGTTATGAAAGGTTTGCAAAAAGCATCTAAAACACATGCAACACAAGCAAAAACTTTGAAAGGAGTTCTACATGGCAGATCCAAAAGTAGGAACGGGAAAAAAGCCTAAAGGTTCTGGTAGAAGACTTTATACAGACGAAAATCCTAGAGATACTGTTCGTATAAAGTTTGCAACTCCAGCAGATGCGAAAGCAACTGTTGCAAAAGTCAAAAAGGTTAATAAACCTTTTGCAAGAAAAATACAAATTTTAACTGTTGGAGAACAGCGTGCCAAAGTTATGGGTAAGTCACAAGTCGCTGCAATTTTTAAGAAAGGCAAAAATGCAATTAGAAAACGTCATAACAAAACTAATTAAATTTATTAAAACTAGGGCTGAAGCATTATCTATATCAATTACATCTGGAAGTATTGACACCATGGAAAAATATAGATATATAGTAGGACAAATAGCTGCCCTAGAGGCAACACTACAGGAACTCTCTAACCTGCTAGAAGATAAGGAGCAAAATGGAAAAGGAACAGTCATCAATATTGACCCCAAATCAAAAAATTAAAATACCAGAAAAAAAATTAGTAGGGGTTGAATCAAAAAAAGAAGAACCAAAATTACCAAAACCAACAGGTTGGAGACTTTTAGTTTTACCTTTTAAAATGAAGGAAACAACTAAAGGTGGAATACACTTAGCTGAAACAACTTTAGAGAGACAACAAGTTGCTTCACAAGTTGGTTTAGTAATGGCTATGGGTCCACAATGTTATCAGGATAAAGAGAGGTATCCC